TCTCTACGAACTGAGGAGATCGTAGAGACCCTAAACTCAACCTGTTGGAAACGACGGTTGACACGACAGGGGAGAAACCCCGCGTTAAGCGAGATTGCCCGATCCTGTGATGCCACCTCCTTACATGGAAAGGAGGACCTCGAGGTACCATATGGAATCTTTCCATAGGTGCTCTCAACCATCCCCCATATAAGGGAGCTTACCTGCGGATACGTCCCTTGCAAATGGTTTGCAAGGGATGCATACGCAGATAAGACCGTCCCATCCTGGGGTGACCATGTAAACTGGTGTCGCAATCGAACAGGTGTGACAGAGATGCCCTTAAAAGCATCCATGCCACAACTTTCTCGAAAGGACCCAGTTATACAGCACTTGTCTCGATTGACTGCCAAGCCAATTGATTCAAGCGACTGCATGCATAGGTCGGCCCACCCCGTAGGGACGATTATATCGTCCCCGTAGACGTAGATCGACCTAACCACTTGTTTAAGTGGCAAGTGCTTAGCGCGAACTACTGATGCGACGAGTGTTACCCAGAATACGTAAGCCTCCACGGGAAAGCATAATGCACTTCCCATCGGAGCATACTTTCTGAGAGTAACAACTTCTCCATTGGGGAGAAGTGTCGTACTCGAACGGGTAGCTTCTAGTCCTTGAAGAAGTTTTGGCACAGAGCCAAAAATTCTTCTAACGACTGCAAGCGAAACCCGGTCCGACGCATCTTTGAGATCAAGGGTAGCAAAACTCTTAGTAGTTGAACTACTGAGAGCAATGCTGCGATTGATCTCTTGATCTGTGAAGTTGACATGCCCTTTCGTAAGCGGCGAAACCGCTTCCAAATGGTGTGCCATCTTCCGGCCCAATCCTTGCTGAATCCATTGGTATTCCAACGGTTCGGCACTGATGAGCCGCGGACCACGCGAGTCCTTCGGGACGAGGATAACTTTCGCTTGACCGGATTCACACCGTTCAAGAGAAAGATACCAATCCCGACGGTCCAGCAATTCACGACCCCTACCGACCATATAATAGTCGTAATAGGGGTAAACCTGATGAATTTGGTTGTAGAGACGTGAAAAGTTCCACTTCTCTTCAACCTTTTCACCAGTTGCCACTGCCCCTGGACCATGTCGCGGTAGTATGTCTTTGTGGTCGAAACCATCAAAGACAACACTTGTGATTCGAGCGCAGTGATCAAGAAGATCACTAACCTCAGAATCAAAGTCAAGCGGGAGCTGTTCATCGGTCTCCTTAAAGCGGTTCAGAACCGCATTAGTGAGCTCTGATGAATAAGGTAGCTCCAGCTTGTACGCGAAGAAGAGAACCTGGCGAAGGTGTTT